TGCTAAAGCTTTATCTACAATCCCCTTTGAAGAATACGTTAGATTTTATAAAGCAGTCGAAGAGAACTCTGGAACTGGTGGTAGAACTGTACCTAATTTAGTTTATCAAACCTCAGAGAATAAGTTTGGTGTCACTCCGTTACCTAATGCAGCCTATGTAATTGAATACGTATACTATAAGTTTCCAGATGACTTGTCCGCATACGATGATACAATGATTATTCCAGACAGATTTAAATATATTATAATAGATGGTGCAATGACTTATATGATGAGGTTTAGGTCGAATGAACAGTCAGCACAGATACACCAACAGAAGTTTACAGAGGGGATAAAAACGATGCGTAGGTTGTTATTAGATGACCCACTCTCAGTTAGGTCTACAATGATAGTAAGACCTAAGTACGCATCGCACATGTTAAGCTTGAGTTCGTGATATGGCAGATGCAGTATCCACCTTTAAAGCTGTTTCTAGGGGAGGCTTAAATACTGGAGCAGATGTTCTTACACTAGGAACAGATAATCCGGGGTCTGCAATTCAGTTATTAAACTATGAACCAAACCTTGAGGGTGGTTATAGAAGAATAAGTGGGTTTGCTAATAAGTTTGGTACAGTTACAGGAACAGGTTCAGTCTTAGGAGTTGCTGTAGCAAATGGTGTAAATCAGGGAATACTTGCTTGTCGTACACCATCATCAGGAAACAACTATCTACACTGGTGGAACTTTTACTATACAGTCGCAGTTACATCAGGACAGGGTACAAACTTTACTGTAGGAGAAACAGTAACAGCCGTAGTTAGTTCAAGTGACGGAACATCTACAGGGGTCTCAGGTACAGTTAAGGCTAGAGCTTCTGCCTCATTAACAGTAGACTTTGGAAGACTCCCTACTTCTGTTTTTGCCACAAGCAATGTGTTAACAGGAGGAACATCTGCAGCTGAAACAACAGTAACATCTACTCCTACTGTAGTAGGTTGGACAGCCGTAACATGCGGTGGCTCACCTACAATGACAGGAGTAAGCAAGGTTAGGTTTACTGAGATAAACTTTGGTACACCTAAAGTTGTTTTAACAGATGGTATAAATCCTGCATCTACTTATGATGGTAGCACGTACACGCAGATAACAGACTCTAATGCCCCAACAGACCCTACAATGTCTGCAGAGTTTCAAAATCACTTATTTCTTGCAGGAGACCCTGCACAAGTAAGTAACCTATATTTCTCTGCTCCTACTGCAGAAACAGATTTTACCCCTGCTAATGGCGGTGGTGTTATAAATGTAGGTTTTGAAATAGTTGCTATTAAAAAGTTTCGTAACGTACTTTATATATTTGGTACGAATAATATTAAAAGACTAGTAGGAGAAAACTCTGCCAACTTTACCCTAGAAACGGTGACTTCAAACTTAGGGTGTCTAGCAACAGACAGTGTGGTAGAATTAGGTGGTGACTTATTATTCTTAGCTCCTGATGGTATTAGACCTATTGGTGGTACATCAAAAATTGGTGACGTTAATCTTGAAACACTTTCTAAGAATATTCAATCTACTATTAAAGGGGTAATTGACGCAGAAGATTTATCTACCCTATCTGCTGTCATTATTAGAAGTAAGTCTCAGTTTAGATACCTCTTTTCTACTTCTTCCTCACAAGGAATACTAGGAGGACTAAGAGAATATCAAGGGAATATATCATTTGAGTTTGCTCAGACTTTTGGAATAGAGTGTACATGTGCATCAAGTGGGTATATAGGACAGGAAGAGTTTGTAATACATGGGCAGTCTAACGGTAAAGTATACCGTCAGGAATCAGGGAATGCCTTTGATACTAGTAACATACTAAGTATATTTAAAACTCCATTTATCTATATGGATAACCCTGAACAAAGAAAAACATACTACAGTACGTCTACGTACATGAGTTCAGAAGGAAACTTCTCAGTAGCATTATCAGTAACTTATGATTATGATAATACAGATATAGCAACTCCTGATAACTTAACTCTTTCTACTACAAGTCCGGGAGCTTTCTATGACAGAGGAACAAACGTAGCAGTGTTTGATACTACAGATATTTATGATGGTAATCCATCACCAGTTGAATCAGTTACATTTTCAGGGTCAGGTAAGGCAATAGCCCTTACGTATGTGACAGATGATACAAACGAAAGCCACAGTATACAAGGTTTTACAATTACTTATGGATTGGGGGATGTAAGGTAATGGCAGGTTACGCAAGAACAAATACAGCAGATATTCAGTCAGGTACTGTTGTTAAATCTGCTCCAATTAACGCAGAATTAAATGCTATTGTTACAGCATTTGCATTCAGTGGTGGACATAACCATGATGGTTCGTCTACTGAAGGTGCTTATGTAGGACTAATAGCAGATACAGATGCCCTCAATAAAGTTGTAGTTGATACAAGCAATAACAGAGTGGGTTTCTTTAGTGAAGTCAGTAGTGCTGCAGTTGAGCAAGTAAGAATACAAGACGGAGCTATACTCCCTGTTACTGACAACGATATAGACTTAGGTGCTTCAGGCACAGAATTTAAGGACTTGTACCTTGATGGTACAGCCCATATAGATACCCTAGACATAGATGATAATGCCACTGTAGCAGGAACTTTGGGGGTTACAGGGGCAACTACCCTAGCAGGTATTCTTAGTTTACCTGACGGTTCAGCTTCTGCTCCTTCTATTACTAATACAGGTGATACCGATTGTGGTCTGTATTTTAGTGCAGCAGATACATTAGCTTTTACTGCAGGTGGTACAGCACAGTTTACTATGGCAGATGGAGCTATTGCTCCTGTTACAGATAATGATGTAGACTTAGGTACATCCTCTCTAGAATTTAAAGATGGTTACTTTGATGGTACACTTTATACAGATGCAATTAACCTAAACGGTACAGCCATAACATCTACCGCAGCTGAACTTAACATACTAGATGGAGTAACATCTACTGCGGCTGAACTTAGCATTATGGATGGTGACACATCTGCCACATCTACAACACTAGCAGACGCTGATAGAGTTGTAGTCAATGATGCAGGAACTATGAAACAAGTTGCCTTGACTGACTTTGAAACATACTTTGAATCAGCATTAGATACATTATCTAACGTAACATCATTGGGAACTTTAACGACTCTTACAGTAGACAACGTAATAGTAAATGGTACTACAATAGGTCATACAGATGATACAGACCTTATTACTTTAGCTGATGGAGTTGCAACAGTAGCAGGAGAGCTTTCTGTAACTACACTAGATATAGGTGGAACGAATGTTACTTCTACTGCAGCAGAATTAAATATACTTGATGGTGTAACCTCTACAGCTACAGAATTAAACTACTTAGACATTACAACTTTAGGTACATCTGAAGCATCTAAAGCAGTTACAGTAGATAGTAGCGGTGACTTAATTATACCTGATAGTGATAAATTTAAGTTTGGTGCAGGTAGTGACATGCAACTGTACCATGACGGTTCTAACTCCTATATTACTAATGCTACAGGTGCATTAAAGTTAGCTACAGAAACTAGTGGCATAGCTGTAACCATAGGACACGGAACATCTGAAGTAACAATAGGAGATAATCTTACCGTTACAGGTAACTTGACTGTAAGTGGAACACAAACAGTTGTAGATACTGTAACTATGAATGCACAGAATGCTATAGTCTTTGAAGGAGCTACAGCAGATTCTAATGAAACAACATTAAGCATTGTAGACCCTACATCAGACCATACTCAATATTTAATTAATCAGGGTGGATATATTCCAGTATTAGCTGCGGCAACTACAACAGCTATAACCTCTACTCCTGCTGAATTAAATATAATGGACGGAGGAACTTCTGCTACTTCTACTACTGTCGCTGATGCTGACAGGGTAGTAATGAATGACAATGGTACTATGGTTCAGGTAGCAGTTACGGATTTAGCTGCATACTTTGATGATGAAATCACAGCCATGCCTAACCTAACATCTGTAGGCACACTTTCCACACTCACAGTAGACAATGTAATAATAAACGGTACAACTATTGGACATACAGGTGACACAGACCTGATGACATTAGCTAGTGGGGTATTAACTGTTGCAGGTGAGGTGGATGCTACAAGCCTTGATATTTCAGGTAATGCTGACATTGACGGTACAACTAATTTAGATGCTGTTGACATTGACGGTGTAGTACAGATTGACGGAGCTACAACTTTTGGTGTAGATGACACTGGTGTAGATGTTAAATTCTTTGGTGCTACCTCTGGTGCATATCTCTTGTGGGATGAAAGTGCAGACAAACTACTAACCGCAGGTGGTGCAGTAGTAGATATAGTTAAAGACAAACTACTAATTGGTGGTACTGCGGTTACAACAACTGCTGCAGAATTAAATATTTTAGATGGCAAAAGTTTTGTTGATGAAGATGATATGTCATCTGATAGTGCTACTGCAATAGCTTCTCAACAATCTATTAAAGCTTATGTAGATGCAAATAGAAATGTAACAGGACTAAATGCTACAGGTGCTGAACTAAATACTGTAGCAGATGCTTCAGCTATTAGTATAGATACAAGCACTGCTGTTGCTAATAATGATGCTATATTAATGTACGATAATAGCGGTACTGCTATAAAGTATTTTGATGTAGACCTTCTTGATACATACTATGCAGGTACAACAAGTACTCTAACAAACAAGACACTCACTGCTCCTAAATTTGCAGATGGTGGGTTTATAGCTGATGCTAACGGTAATGAACTTATTATGTTGCAGACAGCTTCATCTGCTGTCAATCAACTAGAGATTACAAACTCAGCATCAGGTGGTTCAATAGTTGTAGGAGCATCTGGAGATGACTCAAACATAGATATTGATATCTCACCTAAGGGAACAGGTGAAGTAAACATAGCTTCTGGCAACTTAAATTACGCAGGAACAG